TTCACTAATTAAAAAAACATTCATCTTAAACCTTGGCATCTTGCTCCTCCTTTATCATAAACTCGCCACCCAAAGCTGAATAGCCAATTTTATCCTCCCAAGTATCCTGATGCCCCATTGTTTCTAGCAACCTAGATGTCTTCAGCCAATCCATCATCAGCACAACATGACCCTCGTTAATATCCCCCTCGACAGAATTTATAATAATATTCCAACCTTGTGCAATTCGCACATGATTTAACTTTGCATCCCCATAAACATCAGCTCTATCAACATTAATCTTTTTCTTTGCCGCCTCTAATAGTTTATTTCTTATCATAACCCATTTCCTTAACCATTTTATCTATTCGATCTTTATTCCATAGGTAATTTAACCAACAAGCAGCTTTATATTTTGTCCAGGAGAAATCCATAAAGCTGATTTGAACATTATTTTTCTTTAAAAGTTCCATTTGTTTTGGTGTAGCTCTATCGTTTAACCACCTCTTACTTTTGTTAGCGGCCTTGCTACTCTCAATCTCTCTCAAGAAGTCGTCTGCGGCAGAAGTAGCCTGTACTTTGCTACCAATCGCAACGGCCTTTAAGCGTCCATTCTGAGACTTCACAAGACCTATTGAGTTATCACCTATTGTAGCCACTATTCCGAATCCGTCAAATCCAGTTGCCATCATGCAAGTGCCGTTACCAAAGATGTCTATCCATCTAAATGGTGACAGTTGCATCAGATCAAATTCAGTTAACTCAAAGTCATGTAGCTCAGACTTATCTTGCCCCTCGAACAGATGACCACAATTAGGACAGACGCGAGAGTTTTGAGGAACAGTCCAACCACAATTAGAACATTCTTTAGTTGGAGCTACACCCTCAACACCATCGTTTTCGTTTCCCGCTAAGTTTACACCCTCATCTAAAGCACCGTGAGTAATGATGCTCGTTCCAAAGTCTAAGACCAAACAGTCTTTTTTAATTGTATTAGGATAAAGCTCTGGATCAATAATCCTTAGACCTCGACCAATCATCTGAACCATTGTAGATTTGTAAGAACATGGCCTTGTCAGCACAATGCACGACACTGGTGGAGCATCAAAACCTTCAGTTAAAACTGCTACATTTACTACCACTTGAACATCGCCATGTTCTAAATCGTGCAAAATCTGTGATCTATCTTTTTTAGGTGTTTCGCTCGTTACAACTTCCGCATTTATATCTTCAGCTAAAAACTCATCAAGTAACGCATTGGCGTGATTGATAGTAGAACAGAATACAACAGTCTTTCTATCCCCTGCTCTATCAAGCCATTCTTGGACCACTCGCTGATTAATAATAGTTCTATTCATTATGGCTTCGACTTGTTCCATATCGAACTCGTTTGCCAGTTTACGAACTTCACTTAGTTTATCTTTAACTCCAACATCAATTACAAACGCCCTTGGCGGAACTAAAAAACCTTCTCTAATGAGGGTGGTTAGCTCAATCTGATGTGAGCAATTATCGAATATACCTTTTAATGCTTTTCCATCGCCTCTGTTAGGCGTGGCAGTAAATCCTACAATCTCTGAATATTCATTATCATTTCTAACGGCATTGATTACTTTTTTATAAGTATCAGCGGCAACGTGATGACTTTCATCTATCACTACCATGTCAAACTTAGGTCTTTTCGCCAGATTGTTATCCCTTGATAACGTCTGAATCATTGAGAAAACTGCATCGCCATCCCAGTTTTTAACTGTACCATTGACAATACTGGTTTTCATAGATGGATTTATTTTACTAAACTTCGTCATGTTTTGTTCTACAAGCTCGTTACGATGTTGTAGAACTAGGACACGATTACCTTTTTTGTATCTCTTACCAATTAAAGCAGAAAGCATAATCGTTTTTCCTGCACCTGTAGGCGCGACAACGATTGTATTCTTTCTGTCATCTAAAGCTTTGGATGCGTCTGATACCGCTACATCTTGATATGGTCTTAGTATCATAATTAACCTCTAGTTGGAATGGAGAGAATGGTGAGGGGTTTGTGGCACTCTGCCCCTCGTCAGAGTGTGAATCGGCGTGGTAATAAACACCTTAGCCACTCACATTTAGCCTTTTATCTAGCCCAATCAGGAACAGGGCCACTTGCTGTGGACTGTGGTTGAGGAGCTTGGCTACTAATAGGAGCCGCACTACCAGAGATAAAATCTTTTGAGTTCGGAGTAAGAACCACTAACATTTTATTTTGATCTGCGTACCCATTTGTACCTTTTTCAACCTTAATTTTAGCACAGATCTCCATGCCATTCAACTGGTCAATACCTGAGATTTGCCTTTTAGATTGTGCCGCTTCTGACATATCCGCAGGATCAAGATTATTATGACTTTCGATAATAGATCTAAGAGTTCTTAGACCAATCTCTTTAGCCACTGGGATACCGCTTTGACCCATTTTAGCACCATCTACAAAAATATTGTCCCAAACTTTTCTACGATCATATGGCCCACCAAACACAGTTAATTCTAACTGAGTCCACTTTGCTCCAGTACTTGAAGACTGTTTAAACCAGTTGCCTCTACCAAACTCAGGAACTTCCATGTCTCCAGGTTTTAATGAGAGAATTGCACGAACTACAGTTCCGTGTGGAATAAGTTCAAACTCTTTTGTTGACTCATCAACAGGTGTATTATTTAAATTAAGCATCTTTAATTTTCCCTTCATTTGAATTTTGATTTCTAGGGTCAACAAATACCAAAGGTCTTTCAGACTGTGGTTTTCCGCTACCCATTTTTGCAATTAATTTACCTAAGTGAGGCTCTTCGAGAGTTTCGAGCCTGCCAGACCTATCCTTCGCAGGATAGCCCCATTCATTTAATGGATCGCACACAAATGCACGATACTGTCCATTTTCTCCAGTTAGGATTGCCATCGTAATTATCTCATCAACAATACCTGGCATTTCCCTTCCTGTTTTCGCACCCTCAATCTGAAGGTTGTACTGCTTTCTATTATAGTCATCTGTGTACTCATCTAAGATACCCACGAAGATAACGTTCTTTTCACGAATATGCTGTAGATGTGTAAGCCACGACATCATTTCACGACCGTGTAAACCGTAAGCGGATCTGGTATCTAACTTACCACTTTTGTCAGAATGACATTCGGGTTGCTGTAAACACCATTGAAAGCACAAACGCCCTGCGACTGTAATACTATCAACAAACAAAGTATCATACTTTGTCATCATAGCCTCACGATCACCATACTGAGCTGATACATATTCAAAATGCTTCTGACTATATGCAGACTCATCTGCCAAGGATGGATTTCCACCACCCAAGAAACACGCTAGATCACGACACTCAGGCCAAGTTCTTGGACGAATAACATCTATGGGCAATCCCTCGATGGCGGCATCTCCAGCCTCTAAATCCATAAACAAAGTTTTATCTGAGTCCAGTGTTCGAGCAAGTGTAGTTTTACCTACACCGCTCTGACCACATACTACAATCTTGTGACCACGCTTTTCTTTCATGCGTTCGTCAGCAGAAATAATTTGTAATTTCATTTAAGATTCCTCTCTATCAATTTTAAATTTACCCATTTCAGTAACTCTACAGGGTTCAAGAAGATCCCTGATTTCTTTGTGAGCCGCATTATAAACTCGCTCATCTACAGAAAATGTTACTTTTGCAAAGTGGTTAGCGTCATCAGGATTCATCCCCTCAAACACTTCTTTTAACATGTCATTGTCCCATTTTACTTTTTTAGGAATGTTAATTTTAAACCTACTGTTGCCTTCTGCAATAGTAGCTGTGCCAAAGTCTTTACCCTGCGATCTCAAAGTATCACGAGACTTTTTTAAGAATAAATCTTCTAGCTTCTCATCAATTTCTTTTAATTCTGCGCTTAGATCTTTTACGATATAACGTAATTCTTCGCGTCTTTCGAATAGCTCAACACCATCCATTTTATGACCTCCTTGATATTTGTTTCGTTCACGGGAACATTAATCCCATAACGTAGCATATGTGTCAAGAGGTTTTTTTTATATAATTTTTTTTATTTTAGGTATTGACATATTTAATAACATGGGATATAGTGGTATTAATAAGGATGAGGGCTTCCCTCTACAACTCTTATGCTCTTGAAAGGAGTGTGCCATGTCTAATACGACTATCCCATTCGGGGTCAGCTTTCGCGGAAAGCCTGACTATACCTACAGTGAGGTCTTGAACTTCATTGAGTGTGCTGATGGCCTTGAGCCATTAGAATATCGCAATCAATACATTGCGTTTGTTGAAGACTTCCTGGATGGGAAGATCAAGCCGTCCACACAAGTCGATGTTGAAATCGTGCGTGAGTTCCAAGCTGACTTGGATAACCGCGCTGACATCGACTACCGTGAAGGTCACTGGGATGATGAACCAGAGATCGTGGCTGGTGGCAAATACTTTGCCAAGCAAGCTGAAAAGCTTAAACAGCACATTGCGAAACACACATAATATTGTGGGGGGCCTAGCGCCCCCTATTTTTTTTTACTTAAATATATTTCAATGTTGAGACAAGCTTTCATCAGCTTCTTTTTTAATTTGAACTCAGGTGTCTCAACGCCTTTAGCGTCTTCCACAATTTCTGTCCAAATTCCGTTCATATCTTGCTTTTTATACCTGAAATCCGCAATATAAGTACAAATCTTTTGTCCGTTTACTTCTAATGCAAAACGTACCTGTAATTCTAAATCTTTTACTGTTCCAGCTCTCTCTAAAGCCTTTATATATAGGTAACGCTCCGACTCCCATTTAGAATCAAACTTTATACCGTTTATAGTTACCTTTTTATTATTGTATTTAGACCTTGACCCAAATCTTCTGGGATTATATGGTGCTTTTACTAGCATTTTTAAAAAAGGACTCCTTATTATGCCTAATCCATTAAAATATAAATCTGTAAGCCTTACTCTAAGTGCCTACGACAAACTTGTATACGTTTCTGAAATAGAAGATAGATCAATAGGAAGGCAATTGTCTAGACTTGTCGATCAAGCTTATGAAAATGTTAAACCTTTGCAAGCATTTTCAGAAACTAAAAATCGGTACGGAATTGAATCAGTAATAGAAGACTAAGGACGGTTTAATAAACTCGCGCTGCCAAGGCCGCCAAGTAATGATGCCGCTATTGTTGGATCTCCCATCGCCCTTTGGCGTATAGAAGTTTTAGCACTTAGTGGGGACGGCGGAACTACCTTGTATGGTAAACCTTCTAAAGCTCCTGGTTGAACATTTGGAACTGGAGTGTTTCTTGTTGTTGGTGTTTTTGGTGCTGGTGTTCTTGGACCAGTATTATCTTTTACACTATTATTTATTAAATTTTTAACTCTATCTGTTTCTTTCGAAATACCTTGACTAGAAGCTTGTCCTGTAAATTGTGCTATTGAAGAAGATAATAAATCTGGAAGAAAGTCCATTGGTTTTTTGTTTTGACCTATTAATGTTTTGTAGTCTCTCATAAATCTTTTATAAAATATGTCAGAAGAAAACATTCTACCTATAGCAGTAAACTTTGCTATTTTACCTAAATTTTGTAAAGGACTTGCTGCTATACTTGCCGCAACTAACTCACCGCCTTCAGCAGATTTAGAGTTTAATTTTAAAATTTTACCAAATTGTTCCATTTCTTCTGCCATCTTATCGCCAAAAACTTTTGCATTTTTATCTTTGTCGTTTATTAATTTGCTGGCAAACGCTCTAAATTGAGTTGGATCTGTTAAAAATTTTGCATCGAAATCTCCTATTAGATTATCCATATAGGAACCTCTAAGGACTTTTTTACTAGCGTCATCGCTAAAATAAGCCATGATTTGATCTATATCAGAAGCTTTAGTGGAAGGATTATTAATATATGCCGCCGCTTCTACATCATCTAAACTACCATCTTTTAATTTTTTAACTATACTATTCCGTTGAAACTCGCTCCATGATTTTTTTTTAGTTAAAACACCTTTTAATAAATCTATTCCATCATCAGCAAATATTTCTCCCTCTTTTAGAAGCCCTATTATTTTTTGATCTAAGCTTGACAAAGACAAGGAATCCATTTGTTCTGCTAATTTTTTTACTTGAGCTGCTTGAGAGCCAAATAATTCGTCGGCTGTTGTACCTAATTTTTTATATGCTGTAGAAAATTGTTTACCACTAAATTGAGTAGGATCAAGAATAGAAGTAGACTCATCAATAGTTCTTCTTAACCATTCTCCAGCCATTCTAGACCTTAAATTCTCGTACTCACTAACCACGCTTCTAGATCCAGCTTTTCTACTAACGTTCATTCTATCTGCTTGATTATCTAAAACTTTTTTTAAGCTCCTAAGACGTTCAGGGGCATTGCTTTTTAGGATGCTAGACTCCATTTTTGAAGCATCTATAGGTTTATTGTTTCTGACAGTATTAGCTATATTTTTTAGTATTGAAGAATGTTCTAAAGCATCAAATTGCCTCATACCTTCAGCGTAAAGTTTTCTTTGCTCTGCAACGGAGTCTGCGGCAGCGAGGAGTTTAGATCTGCTACCTTTTCCACCTCCTCCTCTACTAGATCTAAAAGTAACAGAATCTATACCTGATAAATTTTTTCTCGATAAAAGGGTATCTATTTCATCTATAAATTTATTAGCCATATTATAAACGCCTTGCTCTGCGCCTTGAGCCATTTTTGTATCATTCAAAGATTTTCTAGCAGAATACAATTTTGCAAAAGAAGATTTTTCTCCTACGTTACCCATTGATACCAAAATAGATTTTTCTAAATCTTGGCTTGTGTTTGGAATTATATTGTCATATTTGGCAGTTCCCCCAAGATCATCAACCATTACCTTTAAACTTCCAGATGGAATTATGTCAGCATTTCCTACAACAGATGAGTTTATTTCATCTATTTTCTTAAACCCTGCCGCTGATAAATCATCAAAGTGCTTAAAGGATTGGCTTAATGCTGTAAATAAATTAGCGTCTATTGTTAAATCTGCTACAGCAGCTCTACCAAGATCGTCTGCTACATTAGTCATATGAGCCATTACTTCTCTAGATATTTCTGCTTGCTCTTTTAAAAGTTTATTATTTCCAGATTCTGCGGCTTCTTTTAATATTCTACCTAAATCATTAACATCTGAAGCCCCTGCGTCATTTCTAAATTTTTCTATTTTAGCAGTTATGGCTTCATGGTTCTTTTTTAAACGAGGAGAAGATTTAAAAATTCTTTCTGCTAATGCTTGCTGTCTTGAGATTAGACTAGGAGATCCTAATGCACTTAAACTAGGCGTAATTCCAGCTTCTATAGACTCTCCTGCTAATTTTAAATCTGCTGGAGATAATTTTGAACCGCTTGGACTAAACAATTTCGATATACCTTTAAATACTATTTGCCCTGCACCCTCAAATAAACCTGAAAGCAAAGCTTCTTTACCAGTTTGTTTAGCTATTTCTCCTGGAGTTTGACGAGAAACACCTGCTAGATATTCCCCAAATTCTTCAATTAAATTTGCACCACCACCACCAAACGCAGCTCCTAACGCAGCACCTAGAAAAGGAATAGGAATAAGAACTTGACCCACTAAAGCGCCACCTACAGCTCCCCCTATTTCTGGGGCAATACCAGCCAGATCGCTAATGTCATTCGCGCTCATTCCTTTTTCGTCTATAATTATATTTTGATCTGTTTCTATGCCAAATTTTTTAGCTCCAGAAGGCGTTAAGGCTAATTGGCCTCCTGAGTCTCTAGTGTAATCTTCTACAGTTAAACCGTTTCTTTGCAGTACAGCTTCTCGCTCTTCTGCATCGTCAACAATAGATAAACCAGCTCTTAGACCTGCATCTTGAATACCAGTGGTTCTATCAAATCCTACATTGTTTTGATCGACAGAAGATCCTGTAAATTCTGTATCTTCTGATCCTACGTCATAATCTATTTGAAGCCCGCGTAAAGCCGTTTGAATTTTTATCATTTCACTTCTAGAGGGTTCATCTCCTTTTATAGTAAAAGTAACTGGACCTTGTGCGCTATCTAGTTCTACTGATCCCATTTTTTTTCCTAGTCTGATACGTTAAATGTTTTATTATTTTTATCTTTAGGAGCATAAAGCGAATTAATTAATGTCTGGGTTTTATCATACTCGCCTATATTGGTATAATAATCTTCCTTAGTTAATTGTCCTAATACAGTGTCCATAGAATTTAAAGATGAATTAAATAACTCTTCTAACTCATTAATAAAACCAATTGACTTGTCAATATCTCCAAACATTTCAATTTTACCCGTTAAAGCGGCGGCTGTTTTTATATCAAAAGTAGATATACCATTGCCTGTTTCTTTAGTCATAAACCTTTTAAATCTAGCCAAAAGAGCGTCTTGTAAAATTTCTGTACTAGATGTAAAGCTTATTCCTTTTAATCTTATAGCTCTGGGGTCTTTCTTAGCTTCTGCTTCAGTCACACCTTCTGTTTTTACTATTTGACCTACTCTGTACTTATAAGCTTCTTGGAATAAAGTATCTTCATTCCAACCTAAAGCTTTAGCGTACTTTTGAAGTTTTTCTTTCGCTTGTTGACCTGCTGTACCACCTGTGCTGCTTGATGCTTTAAGTCCTTGTAAAAGAACTTTTAATTCTTTTGCGGATTGAAAACCTTTGTTAGCGTCTTCATATCTATTTTTTATTTGTCCTGCTAATCCGAAGGGATTTAAAATTTTGTCTTGGCCCGTTGTTTTATTGTAACTCATTCTATATTTAATTGGTTTTGCGCCTACATTAAGTTCCACTCCATAACCAGATGCAAGATCTACTCCTTTTTCCGCTTGTTTTATCTTAAAGTCAGTTTTAGCTTTTTGGTTCTGCAAATCTATAGCTCGAAGATGTTTTAAGGATGAAGCTTTAATAGCTGAGGCGGCAGACTCTCCTGCCTGTATTCTTCCTAAAGCATATTGACCAGAGGCCAACGCTTCAGCTTTGGCAGTTTTCTTCGCTGCTTCTAATTTAGGCAATGCTTTCTCTCCAGCCTCTCCTACTGCACTAAGCATCCTACCAACATTAAAACCTTTACCAGCTTTATTTTGCATTAATGCAAAGCCCATAGCCATTAAAGCCGAACTTTTGTCTGGTTTACCACTTGGGTCTAAACCTGTAGCTTCGTAAAATTCTTTTTTATATTTTGCTAATAATTCTTCTCTTGTTGCAGGAGTTACTTCTTCACCTTTAGATTTAGCAGCATCAATTAAAGCTTCCTCTTGTAATTGCCTTGTAGTTCTTTCTGCTACACTTTCTCCTTCTCTTGCGTCCCCGTCATTGATGACTCCTGTACCGTAATCACCTTCATCATCGCCAGCCTCACCCATAGCGTTTAATATTGTCATTTCATTTTCAGCAATTTTAGCTTGATTTTCACTTAATTTAGGAAAAGCGTCTAAATTTGTTCTTTCATCTTCTAAGGCTTGTTGTTCACTTTGCTGTTTGGCTACAGCCATAGGTGTGTATGTACTCATATCTACGTCTTCATCAAAAACACTAGAAGTTTCTGGCATTGCTGAAATATCTTTAAAATTTTGTTCTCGTTCCTTTTTTAACTGTAAAAGACTTTTAGATTTAGGGGGTGTGAATGTTGATTTTTTAACTTCAGGATCTTTGGTCCCTATCCCTAAAAGACCTTCTTTTAAAAAACCTCCTGCACTATCAAAGTATTCATCTCCAGCTTGTGAAAGTGATGACCCTAAACCTGGATAATTAAAAATATCTGAAAGATAACCTAAACCCTTGCTTAACGCACCAGTACCCGCGACAGGTAGAGAGTATAGCGCTCCTCCAATTTGATCTGGAGTAACATACCTACCTAAAAAGTCTCTAAAACCTTCAGCGCCTGCTGCTCTATTTTTTGATTCAGAAAGATAAGGGGTAAGAAGACCACTATCTTCAAACTTATCGTAGTTTACTCCTCTTGATTTTACAGTAGCCATTTTCGTACCCCTATGCTTGGTTAATGCCTTGGATGGCTGTGTAAGCCCCTATTCCACTTAAAAATGGATTAGCGGCAGGCTGTGGTCTATAAGTGTTATATATCCCTGCTGATGGCGTTCCCTTTAATGCGGCGTAACCGTAGTCCATAGGTCTAGTAGCCTCCTCAAGTGGCCTAGTAGCCTCTTTACGGGCTATTGCTATTCCTTCGGCATCGTATGCTCTTTTCCCGCCGCCAAGGCCAGCCATAAGTTTTAAATCTGCTGGACCCATAGATCCATAAACTCTACCTACGTCAGCGGCAGTTCCACCAACATTACCCATGTTAGCTCCAACACCTGATAAAGAAGATCCTAATCCACCTGTCAATCTACCTGCTTCTAAGTTTCTCTTCTTTTCTTCTTCAAACGAACCTAAAGATGTTTTTAAAGCGTCACCATAACCCTTGTCTAAAAGACCCGCTATAGTTTGAGATTTTTGAGATAAAATATTTCTATCATTTTCAGCTCTTTGTATTCCTTCTCTAGAACCACCAAACGCCCCTGCTTGGACAGCTTTAGCCGAAAGGTTATTTTGTGCTATTTGTCCCTGCCTGTCTATTTGAGACATTGCTTCATCAATAACATTTTGCCTATATGGATTCATAAATTTAGATGTCGCAGTCGCAGGATCAAAGGTTCCAGTACCCGCATCTACTGAAGTTCTTGCATCATCAAAGTATCCCGCACCCTTTTCCATAGTATCTAAGCCGCCACCTATGGCTTCAGTAGACTTATCGAAATATGGGGAATACCTATTAATAAATCCTTCGCTACCCGCTAAATCAAGAGCTTTTGTTTCTAAAGGGTCAAGTCCAGGCTGTCTGTATTCAGGTACTTTGAACAGATCCTCCTCTTGCATCGTGCCGCCTTCGTATTCACCAGTTTCTTCGTTATATTTTCCGAATATCTGATCTAATAAAGCTTTTTCACGTTCTTCTATATATTCTGGGCGACGATTAATGCTTTCTACGACTTCAGCCATTATGCTTTTCCTTCAAGATTATTCATTAATTTATAACCGTTTTGTATTCCTTGATTAATATTACCTCCGCCAAGACCCTCTACAGCTTTTTTAGTAAGGACAAATTCACCCGCAGTAAGCATTGCAGGCACATCGTCTTCAGTACCCGAACCTTCACTAGGCATTATTCCACCATCTCGTCTTTGGTAAACTTGACCGCCATAATTATAGCCCCCTAAGATAGGTCTAAATTCAGTAGTTCCTCCAAAAGGTCTTCTCCCAGGCTGTTCTTCTTCTTTTCCAAACATCTTATCTAGGAATGTTGAGCCTAAGCCAAATAGCAAAGCTTCCCCACCCTTACTATTTAATAAATTACTTAAAAAGTTATCTTTTCCTTTACCTGCTACCGCATCTCCAAGAAGACTACCTATCCCCATTGTGCCTTCTGCTTTTGCTCTCTTGGCAACAGGGGCTATGCTTTCTAAGGGATTTCTTCTATTGGGCTGATTGTCTTGGGCTGGGAACTTCATTTTTGTGGATTTTCCTCCATTATCACTTAATCCACCTATTACTCCACTCGCTAGGGCTTGCCCTGCGTTTATTTTACCACCCATTAACTTTTGCAAAGCTACATTTGTAATAATATCTTGACCCGCTTTAGAGCCGAAAATAGATTTTCCTATAGAAAGTAATTCTTTCCAAAAGTATTCTGGATTTCCAGTATCAGGATTAATGCTGTTGCTCTGTGAACCAACTACATAACGCTCTGGGTTTCCCCCCATGTTTTCAATCGCGGTAGCAATACCAGCACCAAGATTAGGGTTGTTTTCCAGAACTGGACGTGGAACCACGATTTCGCCAGGGCTAACG